CAACTACCCGCAAACCAAAGCGACCGATGATGCAACTGCGTGCATACGCAGAAGGCGTATTCAAGGCAACAACTGAAGGCATTGAAGTATCAAGTCACTTCACGCACTCGTTCGATTATCTTGATCACGTCATCGTTCTTCACTCAGGTCGCAAACAGCGTCGACGCAAGATCGTTGCAACAGCATGGCACGTACCACAAGGTGCAACGCTTGAGAGCGTCATCAATGATGAGAACTCAATCGATCTTGGCATCATCGGTGACATCACAGCAATCGAAGCCGAGTACATGGTCACGATCACGATGAACCCGATCACAGTCAAAGTCACTGCGACAGATGTCGAGTCAGCGATCTACGAAGCGAAGACTCAACTGTACGAGAATTGGATTGACGAAGACTTTGGCGATTCGACTTGCACAGTTTCGATGGTGCAGTCATGAGCACTCAAGCAACAGGTCAAGGCTTGACAGTCGCAGTCACCAATGACAACACGATGTCGTTCGATCTTCTTCTGCGACAAGCAGACGTTCTGTCGACGAGTCGAATCATTCCTCGTGCATATCAGAATCGATCAGCAGACGTGATCGCCGCAGGTCTTGCAGGCTTTGCTTTCGGTTGGGACGTGATGACTTCACTGCGTAACTATCACGTGATCGAGGGTACAGCGTCACTTCGACCTGAAGCGATGCTCGGTCTTGTTCGACGTGCAGGTCACTCAGTCACGCTCGTTGTCATCGACTCAACAGTTGACGGTCAGTCTTGTCGCATGGCACGAGCGACAGGCGTACGACGAGACAACAACGATCAGCACGTCGCAGAGTTCACGACACTCGACGCAAAGAAAGCAGGTCTTGCAAACAAGAACAACTGGAAGCAGTACGAAGACTCAATGCTCACGTGGCGAGCAGTCTCAGCGTTGTGTCGTGTGTTGTTCCCTGACGTTGTGCTTGGTGCAGGTTACGTACCCGAAGAACTTGGTGCGATCGTCTCAGACATCGGGGAGATCGTCGAAGAAGACCCGTTCGCAATACCAACACTCACAGCAGGTCAAGCGAAGACGCAACTGCTTGAAGCGTGCGACGGTGACAAAGAACTCGCAAAGACAGTTTGGGCAGATCGTGGAAGTGTCAGCATGACGCAAGACGCTCTCGATGATCTCATCGCTCAAGTGCGGAACAAGATCGATGAAGTCGAAGACGACATCGAAGAAGCAGTCGTCATCGAGACGATCGCAACAGACACAGACCTTGAACGACGCATAGCGTTCTTCAGTCAACAAACAACAACAACAGGAGAAGATCAAGATGATTCAGCAAACTGAACGAACAGCAACATGGCAACGACTCGGCACAAGCGTGCAAGGTATGAGCATCAGCGACGCTCTCGCACACTCGAAGACTGACTTCGAGGTTGCGATCGCACCGCTCGTTGCAAACATTCCTGTCGGCATCGAAACACCCGACGGTGAACAACTCACGTCACCCGAAGCAGTATTCGGTCGACAGATCACGTATCGAGTAGACAACTTGAAACCGATTGCGCCTGTCGGTGCTCGATATCACGTAGTGCAAACTCGTGAAGCAATCGACTTGATCGAAGGCATGACAGCAAGCGGTTGGCAACCTGAGTTCGCAGGCACACTCAATCGTGGTGGCGCAGTGTTCATGGCGGGCAAGTTAGCGTTCGATACGACGACTCACGAGATTGACCCGTACTTGTGTTTCATCAACTCGTTCGACGGTACAAGCGGTCTGAAGTTTGCTTGCACACCGTATCGACCTGCTTGCACGAATCAAGTTCGAGCAATCTTTGGTCGCAAGCGTGACAGTGCTCGACCTGTTGTGTCGTTGCGTCACACGAGTCACGTCTTGAAGCGTGCAGAGACTGTGCGTGAATTGCTTGGTCTCACTGAGGCGTACTACAAGTATCTCGATGAGCAGATTGAACGTCTCTGTGAAGTGACGATGACTTCTCAGCGCATCAATGAAGTGCTCGAAGTAGTTGCACCGTTGAAGAATGTCACGAGTGACACACCAGCGCACGTGATCGAACGTCGACAAGAGAAGCGTGCAATGGTCACAATCAATCTTGATCAGTCACCGACGATCGAGAATCGTTTACGTTCAACAGCGTGGGGTATGTACAACTCAATCACAGAGATCGAGCAGTGGCAACGTGACACTCTGCCTACGAAGTCACAGTCTGAACAGATGCTTGGCAATCACGTTGGAATTGTTCCGATGACAACTGTCTCTGATCGTGTGTATCGTGTGATGGAACGCTGGCTCTCGCCAGCATGATCGATACAAAGCGAAAGCGTGACTGTCCCGACGACAGTCACGCTTTCTACACAGACAGGAGAGTCTTGTGACAGACAAAGGATACACCGAAGAAGTCACGTCTGACACTGGACCTTTCACGATTATTCCTGAGTGGGTTCTTGACGCACAGATCAGTCATGGTGCAGTGCGCTTGTATGCGTTGCTCGGTCGATATGCCGACTACAACACTGGTCGTGCGTTCCCTTCTCGCAAGTTGCTTGCGTCTCGCTTGAGAGTGTCGACGCACACTGTCGATCGAATGATCGTCGAACTCGTGAACGTGTCTGCTGTTGAAGTCTTGAAGCGATACGAGAACAGTCAGTGGTTGTCGAACGTGTACATCGTGAAGCGTCTGAACCCTAGTCGCATCGTTGCGGCTAGTCGCACTCGTGTCACTACCCCTAGTCTCACCGATGAGACTACCCCTAGTCTCATGGTTGCGGAACTAACGAGAACCACTAGAGAACGAGAACCAACTGAACGAGAAAGAGATACTGATCTCAGTTCAGATAATGTCTCTCAAGTCTTCAATGTTTGGGTCGCATCAACAAGTCGTGACACGACACGAACGAAACTCGACAGCAAGCGACGAGCACGCATCGAATGGTCGCTCAAGAACTACACGCTCGAAGACGTACTCGACGCAGTACAAGGCTGGCAGAACTCGCCCTTCCATTCAGGGCGCAATGATCAGAACAAGATATACAACGATCTCACGTTGATCTTGCGTGACGCTGATCGACTAGAACACTTCAGAGATGCTTTCAGATCAACAACAAACAACACAGAGATCGTGCCGAAAACTTGGCATCGACTCAGGCAGATGATGGGAGAAGAACAATGAGCAGAGCAGGCGTACTGAACACTCTCGCAATGCTGACAGCGGCATACATGAAAGAACTGACTGACCCGACGATCAAGTTGTACGTCAACGGTCTCAGCGATCTTGAAGACGACGCACTTCACGGTGCGGCTCAAGACTTGATCGTTGTCTCTAAGTTCTTCCCGACGATTGCAAGTCTTCGAGAGACTGCTGTGCATCGCATGATTCCCGGCGGCAAACCACCGTCGCAAGAGTCTGCTTGGTCTGAGATCATGAGAGCAGTCGAGACAGTCGGGCCAATCGACAACGTGACACCCGACTGTTCTGTCTGTAACAACACGAGGTTCGTCACAGTGACTGTCAAAGATGTCGAGCGAGTAAAGCATTGCGAATGTCTACAGAAGACCTCACAGCGACCTAGACCGACGTTCTCGCATCAGATGATTGGGCAGACTCTTGATCTTGTTTCGTCGTACAACAAACTGTGCAGACTCAACGAGCGTGAACTGACACCGATTCGGATTCTGTTCTTCAAGACTTACGCAGAACTCAATCAGAAGATCATCATCGAATCACTTGCACGACCTGCGGCTGACTTGAAGCAGTTGAACTCGTGAAGCGTTCAGCACCGATCAAGCGCACACCGCTTGCACGTAGCACGAAGAAGATCGCTCAAGTGTCGAAGAAGCGTGCGAAAGTCAACGCAGTTCGACGACGAGTGATCGCTGAAGTCTTGAAGACTCGCTGTCGTTGTGAAGCAGGTCATGCAATCTGCACTGTCGATCGCAAGCATCGCTGTCTCTACGAAGCGCACGACATTCACGAACCGTTGACACGTGCTCGTGGTGGCTCAATCACTGACCCGAACAACATGATCGTCGTCTGTCGAGCGTGCCACGATTGGATTCATATACACCCCGACGGTGCTACTTCCATAGGATTACTCGTACACTCATACAACACCGAGTATGATCACGGTGATGAGCAGACGCTGGACGATAGTCGACACAGTTCGACCTTGGACAACGAACGCAGAACGCACGTGGCACTACCACAAGCGAGCAAAGATCGTGAAGGAGACAAGAGAGAGATGGTTCATACTGACAAAGCAAGCACAGATACCTCAACTCAATCGTGTCTCGATAGCGGTCACACCGTTAGCAGTGAACAAGAGATGGAGACCTGACGTGGGTGCGTGCTATCCGACAGTCAAAGCGGCGATCGATGGCATCGTTGACGCAGGCGTAATACTTGACGACGACCCTGAACATCTTGACTCGATCATCTTCTTCACAGTTGACATCGTTGGCAGAGACGGTATGCGTCTCATGATCACAGAGTTGTCATGAGTACAGCGACACTGACTCACGTCGACCTTGAGAACGAGATGCTCAGAGTCTGTCGACGAATGGAAGAAGACATCGAGATTCTCACAGAAGTATCGAACGATCGAGCAGAAGCAGAATCGTCGTACAAGTACAAACACGCAAGAGCAATGATCGAACAAACAGAGAAGACACCAGTAGCAACAAAAGAAGCGCACGCTCATCTCAGAGCAAGCGAAGATTACAAACTCTGGAAGATTCTTGAAGGTAGAGAGAAAGCAACACAACAAAGCCTGATCGCATCACGATCACGTCTAGATGCGTTACGCACGATCTGTGCGAACGTTAGAGCCACAGGAGTATGAACATGGAACAAACAACAACCCGACTATCTGAAGCACGTGACATCACGTTGAAGATGCGTGAACTCGAACAAGAGATCATCAATCTCAACAACGAACGACGAGCACTGATCAGAGCAATATGGCGCAACGACAACGTGTCACAACGTGTCATCGCTAACGCTCTCGGTATCACAAACCAAACTATTTGGAATGAGATTCATCGCAAAGATGGTGCAGAATGAATCTGCTACCTAGCAACTACGAACTCGTCAAAGTATCAGCACTTGAACTGCACCCTGACAACGCTCGACGAGGCAATCTTGATCGACTGATTGAATCAATCAGAGTCAACGGGTTCTACGGTGCGATCGTCGCACAGAAGTCGACACGGCATATCATCGTCGGCAATCATCGCTATCAGGCGGCAGTGACTCTCGGTCTCAAAGAACTGCCTGTACTTTGGGTTGACATCGACGATGCTGAAGCACGACGAATGTTGCTTGTCGACAACCGCTCGAACGATCTTGCGTCATACGACGACGAACTACTTGTCGAACTGTTACGACTCACAGAACACGAGACCGGCCTAGAGGGTTCAGGTTTTGATAAGGATACTTTCGATCTTCTCGCTCGCATCGTCGACGCACAGTCACAAGGCTTGACAGACGCTCAAGCAGAGTGGAACGCTATGCCCGACTTCAAGCAAGACGACACAGAGTCAGCGTTCAAGGCGATCGTTCACTTCGCAACTGAAGCAGATGCTGACTTGTTCTTCGAGACGATCAAGCGACCGAAGAAGCGTTCGATGTGGTATCCACAAGAGAACCCGAACAAGACAACAAGTCGACAGGAACAATATGTCGCAGACGATCAGTAAAGCACTGCCACGATTCCCGTTGTATATACCGTCGAAGAGTCGTGCTGACACAGCGTTGACACCACGAGCACTCGATCGTATGAACGTGCCGTATCTTCTTGTGATCGAAGAGCAACAATACAAGGCGTACGCAAGCGAGTTCCCAAAGCACAAGTTGTTGATACTCGACAAGAAGTATCAAGACGAGTACGACACTTGCGAATCACCTGAAGAACTTGAACTGCTCGTCGGCAAGTCAAAAGGTCCGGGGCCAGCACGCAACTTCATTTGGGAACACTCAATCGATCAAGGTTACGAATGGCATTGGGTCATGGACGACAACATTCAGTCGTTCACTCGACTGCACGACAACAAGAAGATCGTCGTCGGTGATGGAATGATGTTCAACATGATGGAAGAGTTCGTTCTTCGATACACAAACATTGGTATGGCAGGGCCGAACTATTCGATGTTCGCAAAAGCAAGGCAGAAGTTGCCACCGTTCATCACGAACACTCGTATCTACTCATGCAATCTGATTCGCAATGATCTTCCGTTTCGTTGGCGTGGTCGATACAACGAAGACACAGACTTGTCGCTCACAATGTTGAAAGCAGGTTGGTGTACGGTGCAATTCAATGCGTTCCTGCAAGACAAAGTTCGCACGTCGACACTCAAAGGTGGGAACACTGAAGCGTTCTACGCATCAGAGGGAACTCTGCCGAAGTCGAAGATGCTTGCACGTATGCACCCCGATGTCGCAACTGTCGTCTGGAAGTTTCAACGCTGGCATCATCACGTCGACTACAGATCGTTCAAGAACCTTGGTCTGATACGTCGAGACGACTACGACGATCTCACGAAGACTGCACCGAAGATGCGAAAGATTGAACGCAAGACTCTGTGACGACTGCTCACAGATCGCTCTCAGTCTGCTGAGGTTGCGTCACCTGCTCGGCTCTCTGACAGATCGCATGATTCGTCGTGAACACAGAATCTCAAAACCTGCGTCGACTCAGTGTGCTGTCAAGTATTTTGAGCGCATAACCGCTGATCACCGACATTCTTTTGAGAATCTTGCAGATAACGTTGACGCTTGTACAACTCTGCTTATACGATGGGAGACATGAACAACACAAACACCACCCCGCAAGTCGGAGATCGAGTTATCTTAATCACAAAGCCGTACCGAGATAGCGAGAAGACCAACATCAGCGAAGGCACTGTAATCGAGTTCACCAAGATTGGCGACTGGATTATTGAATTGACACCCAAGAGTCGTCACTGCTTCATGAACGACATCATCTTGGAATGGTCTGTAGAGGTTGCGAAGTGATGAGCGCAATGATTCACGACGCAACAGTGAAGCACTCATCAGATCGAGTGCTCGACATGAACTTCAAGACGATGAAGAAGACAAAGA